ATAAAACATCATGCAGACATATTACCAATATTAATATAAGGTAATAAAAATATAATTTACAAAAAAGCCCGTTGGAAGCGACGGGCATTAACCGCGGTAATGGATAAATTATTAATGTTTTTAGATTGTGAACGATATCATATTGTGCGGAAGTAGTGAAGTAACCATGTAGAATGATTGTTTCATAGCCTATGAGACACACAAGGCTTTGTGCTCTTCGATAGTTGTTAAGGCGGATCACTCTACCTTCTCATCAAGCCAATCCGCCCACCACTGCATCATTTCTCTGCGCTTATCGAGATACTGAGCATGGTTGTAAATCCCACGCACAGATCCGCCGTTGGCATGTGCCAGTTGCACTTCAATAGCGTCAGCAGGCCATTCGTGCTCGTTCATAATCGTGCTGAATTCATGCCTGAATCCGTGACCGCTTTCCAGACCTTCATAGCCGATTTGTTTGATCACAAGCAATACCGCGTTCTCGCAGATTGGTTTCTTCTTATCGTTGCGCCCGGCAAAAACAAACTCTGAGACTGGTTTGGTGATTGAGCTTAGCGTAGTAAGAAGTTCAACCACTTGGTCTGACATAGGAACCACATGAATTTTGCGTCCCTTCATCACACTGGCGTCGATGGTGATAATCCTGTTTTCAAAATCGACGCTCTTCCATTGCATGGAACGAAGCTCTTTCGTTCTTAGGGCTGTGTAGCGTAAGACTTTGGTCGCAATGAGCGATACGATACTTCCTGAAAATGTTGCCAGTGCTTTGTTGAATGCAGGGATCTGGTCTGCTGGAAGAAACGGGAAGTTCTTCTTGCGGTATCCTTTCATGGCGTCTGCAAGGTCAGGTGCCGGGTTATATTTAGCCCTTCCGGTGACAATAGCGTAACGAAAAACCTCGCCGCATCTTCTGCGGGCTTTATTGGCTCGTTCCATTGCACCGCGATCTTCAAATCTGCGGATTACTTCCAGCAGTTGCATCGGCTCAATATCCTGAATCTCAAGACCGCCGATGATAGGTAAAATGTCGTCATCAAACATTTTTGCAAGTTCAGTCGCATACCCTACTGACCATACTTGCTTCTTGTGCTCGTACCATTCTTTGTAAATCGCACTAAAGGAATTGTTGTTAGACGAAGCCTTTTTCGCCTTTACCGGATCGATGCCAACCGAGATGTCTTTCTTCGCGGTCCATGCTTTATCTCTTGCCTCCTGCAAAGTCATTAGCGGATATTTTCCTACGGTCAGTATTTTTTCCTTACCGTCAATCTTGTAGCGAAGCTGCCATACCTTTTTCCCTGATACAGGGACATAAAGATACAGGCCATTACCGTCGAGAAGGCGGTATGGTTTTTCTTTCGGCTTTGCTGCTTCAATCTGCTTAACGGTGAGCATGGGTAAAAATCCGGTGGGTAAAATTATTTTATCCACTTTTTACCCGTCATGGAGTGCGGCTGTCAACGATCTGACGCGAACCATTACGAACTGTGAATCTACGGAAGGCTTGATATTCAGGGGATTTTGCGGACTGTTACGGATGGGAGCGAACTGATAAATGGTGTCCCCTGCAGACATCTACTTGAAGCGGCAGGGGATTGATTGGAATGGTGTTTTTTAGATGTGAAAAATATTTTACCCGCTATTTTACCCATTGGCGCGGCTTAAGAGCTTATTTTTGAATTCACAATGGTCACGATATAACCATCTTGCTCGCCCGTGGATAACTTTGGCTTTAGGCAGGTCCCCGGACTTAATCCGGTCATAGATGAAGGTTTTACCAAAGCCAGTATCAGCCATGATGAATTTCAAATCAACCAGTGAATCAGGCTGTAGTTCGTGTTGCATGAGTGCTATCTCCAAATAGGGAATCGAACCTGCAAATCAGGCAATAAAAAACCGCCATCAGGCGGCTTGGTGTTCTTTCAGTTCTTCAATTCGAATATTGGTTACGTCTGCATGTGCTATCTGCGCCCATATCATCCAGTGGTCATAGCAGTCATTGATGTTCTCTGCTTCGATAACTCTGTTGAATGGTTCTCCATTCCATTCACCTGTGACTCGGAAGTGCATTTATCATCTCCATAAAACAAAACCCGCCGTAGCGAGTTCAGATAAAAGAAATCCCCGCGAATGCGAGGATTGTTATTCATTGCTGATATTCACCTTTATCGCGAACACCTTTACCGGTTTATCGCCGAAGTGCGGATGTGTGATTGTCTTGATTTCATATCCGTCATACGGAACATCAATTCTACGGCTGGAATCGTCGCGCTTCGGATATCCCTTTGTGATAATCAGGCGGTCATACTCGCGGAACATAATTCGCTTATTCCAGTAGTCATTACACAGGCGATACTCTTCCGTTTTCTCTCCGCGAATCATGGCATCGAAGTATTCACCTTTAACGGCAAGTTGCAGGTTAGCCACGACCTTCCTCCTTTGGCTTGTGAATTTGTATCGTCATGCCGCTTTGAGTGGTGACTACAACGACAGAACCAGGCTGAAGACTGTTAAGATTGAATGCTTCGTAAAACGAAGCCAAGGCCAGCGCTTTTTTATTCTTTCGGTTCCACCAACGCCATCCATTGCTACAGGCTACACTGACAATCCACTGCCCACTCCTGTAAGCCATATAAAACCAGATGAGCAAAACCTGAATGAATGCTATCCAGTCAATAATCGTATATTTCGCGAAGGAGTCCATCACTTCACCTCCTGCGGCGGTTCCGGTAGCCGCATCCAGTCGGTTACATTACGACTCTGTGTTTCGAAAAATTCATCACCATTGCGGACAATATCGAAAAACTCTCCGTCTCGATATTGCGCATAAAGAACGAATGCGCCATCACATAAAATAATTACGTGCTGACCATCATCTGGCATTCGCTCACTACAGCTTATCCAACCATCCGGAGTTACCGGATAGTTGCCCGACAGCTCGTTCAACTTGTAAGTTTGGCTTACAGGTTCGGCTTCCAGTTCTGCAATGCGCTTCTCTGCAGCTTCCAGCTCAACGCGCAGCCTCCCAACCGTTAGCGCAATATCCTCGTTCTCCTGGTCGCGGCGTTTGATGTATTGCTGGTTTCTTTCCCGTTCATCCAGCAGTGCCAGCACGGTTTCTGGTCCGGTCAGAAATTTGAAGGCGTTGAGCGCATCAATATCCACACCGTAATCTTTAAGTTCCTGTTCACTTAACAAATCATCATCAACTGGCAACATTAGCAGGCGATCCATTGCCGGAATTGCACGCTCTGCCTCCTCACGCAGTGCCTGATAGTCAATCTTGCTCACTGGTTGCCTCCTTTGCGAAGCTGGGCAGCAAAGTCAACTAACCACTCAGTCATTTCAACCTTCCCTACCAGGTCTGAACCAGGGTGCATACAGCAATCACTCTGCGCCGCTTTGAAATCCTTATACTCATATTCTTGGACCACCAGATTTTTTGCAGCTTCTATAGCAGCATCCACCCCCTGCGCCCGCACTTCAGACAGGAAAGCATCAGTGGCTGGAATGGGCTTTTGTGGTGATATAGCAATGCGAATTGTCTCAAGGTCTGGATCTGTTTCCGCTGCTGGCACCTTGATATAACCCATCTGCACCCCATTCATGATGAACCTGCGACGGTCATCACATATCGCCTTTAGCCCCGCACTCTCCGCTGCCAGCGCCGCGCACTTGGCCTCAAGGTTATCAATCGTGATTCCAGCAGAACGACACTCCCGCAACGCCGTTTCCAGTTTTGATTCAAGCTCACCGAACTTACGCACCAGATATTCAGCGTTTGTTTCGTTAACCTTTAAATCTCGTGGGATGCATTTACCTTTCAGAAATCCATCCATCTCAATTAGTGACATTTGTTTCATTTCTTCCCACTCCGCCACATCGCATTCAGATATTTGTTTTGATTTACTGAAGGAAAAGAATTTCTCTTAAGCAATTCCTCTCTCGATGGCATTGGCTTTACTCGTTGGCGAATAATCATTTCTGCCGGAAGAATGCCGGGATTGTATGCAAGTCCTCTCATGATTTACTCTCCACTAACTGGTCAATAGCCATGCTAAGTGACATACCTAAAGTTTCGATATGCTGCTGAATATCCTGTAGCGTCTGCGCCTGAGATAACAGGATTTCACGGTTGCATAACTCTTTAACCAGATGCTCAAACTTGCTGTAATAACCGATACGACTTAGTGTTTCTTTCCCTGCATTCTCGCCTTCTTTGATAATTCCTCTTTCACTAAGAATCAGGTCGTGTTTGGTTCCGGTAATAACGTATTTTCCGAGGTCGATGTTTAGCTTCATTGTTAATTACTCCATGTTAATTTATTCGTATGCCTGCTCTTTCTTCATCGAGTTTTTTTAGCTTGTATCGCATAGCTCTTACTGAATAAATTGAGCGGCAGGTTGCAATTGCTATTTCTTCTGCGGAGAACTTACCGAAAAGTGATACTTCGGCTCTTGTCCAGCGTCTTCCACGAAGTCGGCTAACAATGTCAGCGCCAATCCTTGTTGCTTTTGCCATTACTGCTTTTTCAGTCCTTTCCAGTTTTTCAGCGATAACTTGAACTGGCATTGTCGCCGCTACTTCGCGCAAGAAATCGACTTCCCATTTCTCCCATGGAGTCTTTTTCATAGTCGATACCGTTATTTGATAAGAAGTGAAGGTTTCCCAACCTTGAGTTGAGCGCCGGGGATATTTATTCCTGCTTTTAGTTGGTGCTTGATTGCCAACTTGTCGGCTTTAATTGTCGTTTCGAACTCAACGTATTCAGGAGGAAGGGCGCTTGAGTCGATGATTTCTACAGTTTCTGACGGTTTGCGGATTGTTACCTGGTGAATACCTGCTCTAATCTTTTTCTTGCCAACCATTTCAAGCGATGACGCTATATATGATTTGATGCTGTCAATCTTATTTTGAATTACTGCGGCTCGCTCATTCAGCGACTTTGCCTCTTCCTTGAGGCGTTCAGCATAACCAGATTCATTTTTAATGACGGAAAGAAGTTGCTCTATTTTATCGGTAAATTCTCCTTCCATGCCTTCTATTGTGTCAGCAATCATCTCTGGTTCTAAATCTGAATCCATCAATTTTGCGTATTCATTGGCAATTTCATACAGTTTGCTCACTGGCAACCTCCAGTTTCGCTTTGCATTCTGCGTAAATGGCTTGTACGTTCTGCTGCAATTTCATTCCAGATGTCAGGCGATATGCTTCTGCAAAATATCGCTTCAAATCATCCATGTTTTCTGCCTGAGCCATTTCATCGCAAAGAAGTTGTGCTTTATCCATTATTTCCTGCTGGCGTTTCCGTTCATCTTCGCGGATATCTTCCTCTGATTTGTGCGGCATAACTGGTTCCTGATGCATACCTTCATCTTCGTTAAGAAGGTGAATGGCATTATCCAGTCGCTGGGCTTTAGGCCAGTATTTGCTGGCGCGTTTAACTATTGTTTTACGCGCCATCTCTTCCCAGAATGTTTTCCACGGTCCATTCTTTGCCTTGCTCGTTGCTTCCACAGCTTTAATTTCTGCCAGACTCATTTCTTCAGTCAGGTAGTCACCATCTGCTGTTTTAACCGTGCAATAACCTCCAACAATAGAGCCTCGCTCACCAAATGCGTTGTATTTGTGGGTTGGTGCTGAATCAAGGCCATTTGATTCATAGGTGTCGTTTGAGTACACCAGTTTGCATTGCCCCCACTTAATAGAACCTGTCGATTGCGCAAGGTGAAGTAATCCCATATAGCTGATATCAAGGCAAACCATGCCGTCGCGCGGAACTAGATAAGCAAGTTTGCTGGCCGGGTTTAAGGTGATGCCGATCGCCGCAACATTGATGATGGCGTTCTGTGCGCTGGTTGGGTTTGCCAGTGCTGTTTTAGCCAGGTAATCGTTTTTCTGGAAATACTGAATTGCAAACTGGCTTTCCTTAGCCCATGTCACCGTCTGTTCAGTCAATGCTCCGCAGAATAACTGCTCCTGCTGTTTAACGAATTCAACGATATTGCTCATGCTGCTTCTCCATAAATGTGTCTGCGTTTGAATATTGCGAAGGCATATTCAGCCTTAACTCTTTCGGTTATTGCATCCCAGAACCATTCAGCGGCTTTTTCCTGATAGTTACAGTCAGCATCTTCCAGCCAGTCGATAGCGTCCTTAGTGTGTTCATCTGGTTTATATGAGCGAAGCATTTCGCTTATTGGGTCGCAACGTTTGCAGAGGCGATCAACTTCACTGTTGATTCGTTCGTAATCTTCATCAGTAAAACTTGCGATTATTTGCGATATTTCACGCTTATCATTCAGAGTCAGAATCATCATCTTTCTCCTGTTCTTTGTGCTGATTGAGCATTTTGTTCATCTGACGAATGAACTCTTCGTCTGACCAGTTATCTGTAAAACTCATTTCCTGCGATACCATGGAAGGTTGATAGCTGATTTCATCGCTTTATTTGCTTCAAGCCACATTTTGGAATCACCAATAAATCTGGCTATTACTGCTTTGTTTTGTGCAGCACGAAGCATCTGGTGATTAATGGCTATTTCATTGCGCATAAGGCCTCCAGTTGTTTCTTTGCTGCTCTGATTAATTGTTTAACTCGGCGTGATAATTCAGATTCGTGCGGGTAGAAAGCGGACATGACGCCGCTACCCGCGAGCTGAAAGTGCATCATGGGTAACTCCTTCTGTTTGATTGCATAACGAAAATGCCTCTGGTGAAGCATCATTGGTATGCGATAAAGCCGCGCTCAGGCGGCTTTGATAGTCATATCATCTGAATCAAATATTCCTGATGTATCGATATCGGTAATTCTTATTCCTTCACTACCATCCATTGGAGGCCATCCTTCCTGACCATTTCCATCATCCCAGTCGAACTCACAAACAACACCATATGCATTTAAGTCTTTCGAAATTGCTATAAGCAGAGCATGTTGCGCCAGCATGATTAATACAGCATTTAATACAGAGCCGTGTTTATTGAGTCGGTATTCAGAGTCTGACCAGAAATTATTAATCTGGTGAAGTTTTTCCTCTGTCATTACGTCATGGTCGATTTCAATTTCTATTGATGCTTTCCAGTCGTAATCAATGATGTATTTTTTGATGTTTGACATCTATTCATATCCTCATAGATAAAAATCGCCCTCACATTAGAGGGCAAAGAAGATTTCCAATAATCAGAACAAGTCGGCTCCTGTTTAGTTACGAGCGACATTGCTCCGTGTATTCACTCGTTGGAATGAATACACAGTGCTTATTCGTACTAATAAAATACCCAATTTTCTGTTTCTTGGTTGTGTCCAAAGTTATATTCAATATCTGATGTTGATGTATCAATATTTTTCATCCCATCAACAAGAGTTGATACAACAGCCAAATCTTGTTTTATTCTCATTAAATGGTATTTCTTCCGGCGCAATAAACTTTCAATAGCAAGTTTCTTCGTTGGGAATGCAAAAGATCTTTCTGCATTTTTTGCTACTTTCTTAATTGCATATCTATTTCTCCTTTGTTTCCATTCCTGTAACCACTGATTTGGTGCTGGTTTAAAATTAACAATCCAATGCGCAGGAACCAACCATGCATAATGCTCTGTCTGATGAAAAGCTATATATTGAAGTGCGAATATTTTGATTCCATCTTCTTCAACTGTCGCTTGGAATCTCCAGAAAACAGGCATTCCCTCATGTTCAGTTTCTGATTCAGGAAAAGGTACGCTCCATGATTTTGTCATATCTCACCTCAAATAATTCAGTGCAGTGTTTATTCTGTTGTTTATGCCAAAAGAAGGCAGACTATGCGGCCTGTGATGTTAGATTTACTTTCATTTTTGAACGGCAGCTACAATTATGATGGAATGTACAAAACCTCTTTCCAGTTCATAGAAGTGGATGATGGCATAAAATAATCCCACGACTCGTTAGCTACTAACTCTTTATTAACTGTGGTGGCAGCAATTTCGGCACCACCTTTATTATTAAAAATGTCGTTCGAATACTGACATTTTCCATCTGCATGCACATATAAAATATCATATGTCTCTGTATCGTAATCACCACTTATGTCTCTGATAACAATTCCTGGCTTCAATGATTTAATTTTCTTGTCCATATCTCACCTCAAATAAGTGGTTTGCTGCCTAATTTCATTTTCTGGCGACCAACACAAGTAACACCCATTTCACTGCGTGGCTTGCGGTAGTAAATACGGTTCTGTTTACGCTCGACTTCTTCTGCCTTCTTGCAGCGAAGGCTTCCGAGTGATGCTGCTTTGTCTGCTCTGACGCAACCAGAGAGCTTTAGCGCAATTTTTCGCGCCAGTCGCTGCTCTTGCATTGCCTGTTCACGTTGAGCCTGTCTGCGTGCTCTGCGGCGATTTCTGGCGTTATCGTCAGCCAGATATGTAATGACTACTGTCATGTTGACCTCCGATGATTGACTTTGGCGGTGACGCGCCGGGTGCTTATCTTCCGGTTGCCGTCGTGCAGCTGCACTTCACGCCACCCCAAAGCCAACTACTCTTTGGTTCCCGCATTTCGGCGGGACAATCCCATCAATGTTAAAGAGCTTGCCAACCTGTTCCGTTTGGCTACCAGCGTCCTGCTGATGGCTTAAATTTAAGATCTCTTTAATTAATGGTCAAGAGTGTTTTTGAAGAAAACTTAAATTTTCTTTCGTAACTTAAGTTTGGCTTTGATTTTTAAAGGAAATAAAAAAAAGGGGCGAATGCCCCCTTATGGAAGGTTTGCTAGTTTTGCATCGACAACTACGCCGATGATTTTGCAGTTTCCGTTGATCTCGATCATCGGATATTGTGGGTTAAGTGGTTTTAGAAACTTCCTGCCTGCATCAATAACTAACTTCTTGAAAGTTGCCTCGTTTTCTCCTTCGAGCTTTGCAACTACCAGTTTCCCGTTACGCGGCTCTACTTCAGGATCGACGAGTATTATCATTCCTTCAGGGATACTGAGACCGGCCGGAGCCGTCATTGAGTCTCCCTTCACGTCCAACCAAAACGAATCTTCTGAACAGTCTACGGTTGTATCGTACCAGTTATCTATTGCACGCTTATGATATGGTTCTACAGCTTCCATCCAGCATCCTGCGCTCACCCAGCTAATCAGAGGGTATGACCCTCTTGGATCATGCCTACTGTGATAGGCAATGTTTGAAAGACTTTCCTCTCCTTTCATCAGATAGTCAGGGGAACACTTCAACGCATTAGCCAGGGCGAGAAGATTCTCTCCATTTGGCTCTGTCTCAGAGCGTTCCCACTGAGATATGGCAACATTAGACACGCCGACCATCTTTCCAAGTGCGGCCTGCCTGATCTTGAGTTCTTTTCTCCGAGCGCGAATGCGCTCTCCCATCAATTGAGTTTTCATAGTTAAGACATCTTAAATAAACTTGACTTAAGATTCCTTTAGTGGATAATTTAAGTGTTCTTTAATTTCGGAGCGAGTCTATGTACAAGAAAGATGTTATCGACCACTTCGGAACCCAGCGTGCTGTAGCTAAAGCGTTAGGCATTAGCGACGCAGCAGTCTCTCAGTGGAAGGAAGTCATCCCAGAGAAAGACGCCTATCGACTGGAAGTCGTTACAGCTGGCGCCCTGAAGTATCAAGAAAGCGCTTACCGCAAAGCGGCATAAGCAAATTGCTCTTTAACAGTCATGGTCCTCATTCCCGCCGAAATGCGGGAATACAACGCGCATAAGTTGATGCGCATAACTTCTTATTTGTTAAGGAAATACTTACATATGGTTCGTGCAAACAAACGCAACGAGGCTCTAAGAATCGAGAGTGCGTTGCTTAACAAAATCGCAATGCTTGGAACTGAGAAGACAGCGGAAGCTGTGGGAGTTGATAAGTCGCAGATCAGCAGGTGGAAGAGGGACTGGATTCCAAAGTTCTCAATGCTGCTTGCTGTTCTTGAATGGGGTGTCGTTGACGACGACATGGCTCGATTGGCACGACAAGTTGCTTCGATTCTCACCAATAAAAAACGCCCGGTGTGCAAGACCGAGCGTTCTGATCAAATACAAATGGAATTTTAACAACATCCAACGAGGTAATTATATGCGAAACAAAGGCTTTAATCCACCTGATACACACAAAGAAGCTAAGCGTTTGCGCTTCCTTCGTTCCATTGATGAAAGAACTCAAATCTCTTTTGTGAAAGTTGCCAGAACTGAGCTTCTGAAGGCTGAGGCGAGGGCGTTGCTCCCGTCTCTACCAAAAGAGGAGGGATATACGTTCATTCCAAACGCATTTCTGGAAAAGCTTCTCAAAGAAGACATATCCGTAAGTCAGTTTAACGATGTTCTTAAGGTCTTTCGTCAAGGCAGGTAGTTATGAGCAATACAGCAAAAATCTACGATTTCAGCGCCGCACACGAGCGCAGGAGCAACAGGATGGAGAACCAGAAAACTGGTTACATTCCGTTGTACCGGAGCATTCTGAAACAGTCATGGGCGAAAGATGTTTATCTTCGCACCCTGTGGGAAAACCTTCTCCTGAATGCCGCCAGAAAGCCATACAAAGCGAATTTCAAAGGTCATGAATGGCATCTGCAACCCGGTCAACTGGTTGTGACAGCAGCTGATTTAGGTCTTCAGTTATGCGACAGGCATGGCAAGCCAGCAAGCCGCGATCAGGTTGAGCGGATGCTTCAGGTTTTTGTGAAAGAGGGGATGATCTCCATTGATGGAGAGAAGCAAAAAGGTCGTGTGATCACCATCACAAATTACCATGAATATGCTCAAAAAATGGACAATTCACCCGCACATGAAGCCGCACAAACAACCGCACATGATGCCGCACATGATGAAGCCAGTAATGGCGCGGCTTTCAGCGTACATGCCACACATGAAAGCGCACATGAAGCCGCACAAACAACCGCACATCATGAACAAGAAGGTATTAACAAGAATATAAATAATACCCCCCTACCCCCCAATGGGGGAGGCGATGGGCAGGTTAAACCTGAACGTCGCAAGGCAGAACGAATCGACTACGAATCCTTCCTGAACGCCTACAACACCGAAGTCGGTGACAGACTTCCACATGCTGTTGCGGTCAACGAGAAACGCAAACGCCGCCTGAAGAAAATCATCCCGCAACTGAAAACGCCAAACGTGGACGGTTTCAGAGCGTATGTCAGGGCGTTTGTGCATCAGGCCAAGCCGTTTTACTTCGGAGACAACGACACGGGCTGGACGGCAGATTTTGATTACCTGCTGAGGGAAGACTCGTTAACGGGAGTTCGGGAAGGGAAGTTTGCAGACAGGGGGATTGCATGAGACAGGATATCGAAGCGAGCGTTATCGGCGGTCTGCTGATTGGTGGATTAACACCAACCGCCAGTGACGTTCTGGCAACGCTGGAGCCGGAAGCGTTTTCAATTCCGCTCTACCGGAAAGCCTTCGAGGTTATCCGCAAGCAGGCGCGAAACAGAAACCTAATCGACGCGCTGATGGTTGCCGAGGCGTGCGGAGAGGAGCATTTCACGTCAATCCTGATGACCAGCAAAAACTGCCCGAGTGCCGCAAACCTGAAGGGATATGCCGGAATGGTCGCGGATAACTATCACCGCCGTCTGGTGCTGGAAATCATGGATGAAATGCGTGAACCAATCCAAAGCGGAACCATCGACGCATCGAGTCAGGCGATGGATGAACTTGTAAAGCGTCTCTCAGCCATCAGAAAGCCCCGTGACGAGGTTAAACCGGTACGCTTAGGGGAAATCATCACTGACTACACCGACACACTTGACAGGCGTCTGAGGAACGGAGAAGAGTCAGATACCCTGAAGACCGGAATCGAAGAACTTGACGCCATCACCGGAGGGATGAACGCAGAAGACCTGGTGATAATCGCTGCTCGTCCTGGTATGGGGAAAACCGAGCTGGCGCTGAAGATTGCCGAAGGCGTTGCAAACCGCGTTATTCCTGGTTCTGACGTCCGGCGCGGAGTGTTGATTTTCTCGATGGAAATGAGCGCATTGCAGATTGCAGAGCGAAGCATTGCCAACGCCGGGAGGATGTCGGTTAGTGTGCTGCGAAATCCTGCAGCGATGGATGACGAAGGCTGGGCGCGCGTTGCTAACGGCATGAGTCAGCTTGCGGATTTGGATGTATGGGTAGTCGATGCCTCGCGGTTATCGGTCGAAGAAATACGCTCAATCGCAGAACGGCACAAACAGGAAAATCCAAACCTGTCACTCATCATGGCGGATTATCTTGGACTGATTGAGAAGCCGAAAGCAGACCGCAACGACCTCGCAATTGCTCACATCTCCGGAAGCCTGAAGGCGATGGCGAAAGACCTGAAAACGCCTGTTATCTCCCTGAGTCAGCTTTCGCGCGATGTTGAGAAGCGACCAAACAAACGCCCGACAAACGCAGATTTGCGTGATTCAGGAAGCATTGAACAGGACGCAGACTCAATCATCATGCTCTATCGGGAAGCGGTATATGACGAGAACAGTAGCGCCGCGCCATTTGCTGAAATCATCGTGACGAAAAACCGTTTTGGCTCGCTTGGTACGGTTTACCAGCGATTCTGTAACGGACACTTTGTTGCATGTGACCAGGATGAGGCCAGACAGATTTGCACAGCATCAAATGCACCTGCTGCGCGTGGCAGACGATATGCACAAGGGGCTGACGTATGAATAAAAAACAATTAGCCATTCTCGAAAAGGCATGGGATGCACAAATATCATGCGCTTTGAAAGAACAGGCACTACCAATAATCCAGACCAAATCGAAAATAGCCAGGCAGTTATGCGATGACGGATTCCTGAACGAAGTTGAGATTACGCGCCAGATGGTAACGTTCAAAGGGTATGAGATAAATCATCATGGTATAGCGGCGTATTGCTCCCATCTTCCTGATGACGTTGACATTGATGAAATGGAAAGGGAGATGAAGCAATGACCATCTACATTACTGAGCTAATAACAGGCCTGCTGGTAATCGCAGGCCTTTTTATTTGGGGGAGAGTAAATCGTGGTTGAGTTGATTTTCTCTGCATTGAGGATTCTCGGTGCTATGTGGATGGTGTCGACGTTCATTGTGGTTGTCGGAAGTTTTGTCCGGTTGGTAGGCGAAGGTAAAGACCTGGTGGGTGTGCTTTTCGGTAGCATTTTCCTGTGGGTGATTATCGGTGTTATGCCTGTTGTCGTTGCAAAAGTGGCGTTTTGTGAGTTGAACTGAGGGTAAGTATCGATGGACGAATCAAGAAAGCAGTTTGAAGAAAGTTGGTTGCGACGTGGAGGCGAATCCTCAGACCTTATCCGTTACCCTGAAAATCACCATGAAATTGGCAGTGGTGATATTGGTGGTCAATACGTGATGGACGATGTTCAAGGCCACTGGCAAACGTGGCAGGCATCGCGAGCAGCTATTGAACTGGATATCGACTGGCCCGAATCGAATGACGACTTTTGGAAAGATGGTGAAGAAGGTGCTTATGCGATGGGTTATGAGGATGGGAGAGACAAAACGGTAATTGCAGTAATGAAAGCTATCAGAGCCGCTGGAATTAAAGAGAAGAATTTCGATGAAGCAAACAATCTTCCTCCGAACTAAGCAACAACAGCAAGCCGCAATCAACGCCATCCTCGCAACACCACTCGATAAAGACAAGCCAGTCACCATCCGCATTACTGACTACAAGCGCAACCTTGACCAGAACGCAAAATTTCACGTGATGCTGGCGGATATCGCTCGTCAGGTTCAATGGTGCGGCAAATGGTTAAAACCGGAACAATGGAAGGTTTTGTTGATCAGCGGTCATGCAGTGGCAACAAACCTGGAAGCTGATGTTTTGCCCGGGCTTGAAGGCGAATACGTCAACATTCGCGAAAGCAGCGCGCAGATGAGCGTGAAGCGCATGGCAAGTCTGATCGAGTACACAACAGCCTGGGCTATTGGTCAGGGTGTCAGATTTACCGACAGGAGGTACGAATGAGACGACAGCGACGAAGTATCACCGACATAATCTGCGAAAACTGCAAATACCTTCCAACGAAACGCTCCAGAAATAAACCCAAGCCAATCCCAAAAGAATCTGACGTAAAAACCTTCAACTACACGGCTCACCTGTGGGATATCCGGTGGCTAAGACATCGTGCGAGGAAATGACAATGCTTTTAATTCAACCTGGATTTGGCCTTAGCATCAAAAAAGGGCACATGTTCGGCGAGAAAGAGTCTCAACGAAAAATGGTGTCTATCCGGTTGCCATTTATCAGTATTTATTGGCTAAACAGGGAGGCAACAAATTATTGGTATACATGCGCCAGAGCAGCATTTAACGACCCTGAGTGGTTTGTAGAAAACCATCACGCTGTTCGTCAGGCAAAGAGAAAGGCCGAAACGACATACATGAAGGCGTATCGAAAAGCATGGAAAGAACACAGCGATCGATACCAACAAGACATGGAAAAGCTTGAATCAGAAAACATGGAATTAAGACGAAAGCTTGGTGAAGCAAAACGAGATATTGATGCTTACAAGCGACTTTTTAATGGTGAAAGCCATGCTTAGTCCATCCCAATCCATTCAATACCAGAAAGAAAGCGTCGAGCGGGCTTTAACGTGCGCTAACTGCGGTCAGAAGCTGCATGTGCTGGAAGTTCACGTGTGTGAGCACTGCTGCGCAGAACTGATGAGCGATCCGAATAGCTCAATGTACGAGGAAGAAGACGATGAATGAGTTAATAAATGGCAATGCCATCAAAATGACAAGCATTGAAATCGCTGAGTTGGTGGGAAGTCGTCATGACAAGGTGAAACAATCTATTGAACGACTGGCGGCTCGAGGTGTGATCCGAAATCCCCCAATGGTGGTTTTCGAAAAAATCAATAACTTAGGATTACTTCGTGGCGTAGAGGCTTACGTTTTTGAGGGCGAACAAGGTAAGCGAGACAGTATTGTCGTTGTAGCCCAGTTGTCGCCGGAATTCACCGCTCGTCTTGTTGATCGTTGGCGAGAGCTTGAAGAAACTACGGTTAATATCCCCAAAACGCTACCGGAAGCGTTGCGCCTTGCTGCTGATCTTGCTGAGAAGAAAATGCAACTGGAAAACCAGCTCGCAATTGCCGCACCTAAAGTTGAGTTTGCCGATCGCGTTGGCGAGGCCAGCGGAATTTTGATTGGAAACTTTGCAAAGGTTGTTGGAATTGGTCCAAACAAACTGTTTGCGTGGATGCGCGATCACAAAATCCTTATTGCTTCAGGTTCCCGGCGCAATGTGCCAATGCAGGAATATATGGATCGCGGCTATTTCACAGTGAAAGAAACAGCGGTCAACACAAATCACGGAATACAGATATCGTTCACCACAAAAATCACCGGGCGTGGTCAACAGTGGCTGACCAGAAAGCTGCTCGATAACGGAATGCTGAAAGTAACAGGGGAGGCTGCTTAATGGCTAATCTACGCAAAGAAGCACGCGGCAGAGAATGCCAGGTACGTATTTACGGCGTATGCAATGGCAATCCTGAAACTACAGTTCTGGCACATTACCGGATGGCTGGAATTTGCGGAACGGGAATGAAGCCTGACGACCTGATCGGCGCATGGGCTTGTAGCGCGTGTCACGATGAAATCGACCGACGCACCTATAATCTCGACAACAAAGACGCCAGACTTTACCACCTCGAAGGCGTGATCAGGACGCAGGCGATACTGCTGAAGGAGGGGAAGATTAAGTCATGAACGGTAAAAGATATCCAACACAAAAAGAAATCAATGAATTGTATGAATATAATAGCGAAACAGGTTTGTTTATATACAAGAGAAGAGAAAGTGTAAGAGAGTGCTGGAATTCAACATATGCCGGTAAGATTGCTGGTTCTATAGATGAAAAAGGATACGTTCGTATATCTGTAAATAAAAAAGTTTGTCGAGCTCATAGAATCGCATGGATATCCTTTTATGGAAGTGAACCTGATGGGGAAATTGATCACATAAATGGAATTAAAAGCGATAACAGAATATGCAATTTGCGCGTTGTAGATGATAAACAGAACTCAAGGAACAGAAAAAAGCCTATTAATAATCGCTCTGGAGTAATGGGGGTTGCCTACTATAAGAAGAATAAAAAGTGGGGCGCATATATAAACAGTGATAATAAAAAGATATTTCTTGGATTATACGATGACATATCTCTAGCCGTTAATGCCAGAAAATTGGCGGAATCACGATTGGGGTATCACCATAATCATGGGAGAGGATAAATGGCAGAATACAGATTCACACTTCCGTACCCACCGTCGCTGAACACCTACTGGCGAAGAAGGGGAAGCCAATACTACATCAGCGATAAAGGCCAGAAATACCGAAAAGATGTACAGCAAATAATCCGCCAACTCAAGTTAGACATTTTCACCAAATCACGACTCCGCATCAAAGTCATCGCAGACGTTCCAGACTCCCGCCGCCGCGACCTCGACAATATCCTGAAAGGTTTACTCGACTCCCTTATCCACGCCGGATTTGCGGAAGACGACGAGCAATTCGATGACATTCGCGTAATTCGTGGCGTGAAAGTACCAGGCGGAAGGCTTGGAATAAAAATCACCGAACTGGAGAACGCATGAACGCCACAATTCAAACGATACCAGAGCTTCTTATCCAGACACGAGGCAATCAGACCGAAGTGGCGAGGATGCTTTCCTGCGCAAGAGGAACAGTGCTCAAGTACAACCGAGACAGCAAAGGCGAGCGTCACGTAATAGTTAACGGCGTCCTGATGGTCACGCCAGGCAAAAAGGGAAGACGATGAGACTCGAAAGCGTAGCTAAATTTCATTCGCCAAAAAGCCCGATGATGAGCGACTCACCACGGGCCACGGCTTCTGACTCTCTTTCCGGTACTGATGTGATGGCTGCTATGGGGATGGCGCAATCACAGGCCGGATTCGGAATGGCTGCATTCTGTGGTAAGCACGAACTCAGCCAGAATGACAAACAAAAGGCTATCAACTATCTGATGCAATTTGCACACAAGGTATCGGGGAAATACCGTGGTGTGGCAAAGCTCGAAGGAAATACTAAGGCAAAGGTACTGCAAGTGCTCGCAACATTCGCTTATGCGGATTATTGCCGTAGTGCCGCGACGCCGGGCGCAAGATGCAGAGATTGCCACGGTACAGGCCGTGCGGTTGATATAGCCAAAACGGAGCAGTGGGGGAGAGTTGTTGAGAAAGAATGCGGAAGATGCAAAGGTGTCGGCTATTCAAGAATGCCAGCAAGCGCCGCATATCGCGCTGTAACGATGCTAATCCCAAACCTTACCCAACCCACCTGGTCACGCACTGTTAAGCCGCTGTATGACGCTCTGGTGGTGCAATGCCACAAGGAAGAGTCAATCGCAGACAATATTTTGAATGCGGTCACACGTTAGCAGCATGATTGCCACGGATGGCAACATATTAACGGCATGATATTGACTTTTTGAATAAAGTTGGGTAAATTTGACTCAACGATGGGTTAATTCGCTCGTTGTGGTAGTGAGATAAAAAGAGGCGGCGCTTACTACCGATTCCGCCTAGTTGGTCACTTCGACGCATCGTCTGGAACTCCAACCATCGCAGGCTGAGAGGTCTGTAAAATGCAATCCCGAAACAGTTCGCAGGTAATAGTTAGAGCCTGCATAACGGTTTCGGGATTTTTTATATCTGTGCAACAGGTAAGAGCATTCTCCTTTATGGGGCTTGGTTTAAATGCATTGAGTGCTCTTTCCGTTGTGCTGAATTAAGCGAATGCCGGAAGCAGAACCGGATCACCAAATGCGTACAGGCGTCATCGCCGCCCAGTAACAGCACAACCCAAACTGAGCCGTAGCCACTGGCTATCCTGAACTCATCAGTGATAGTTACGCTGCGGCCTTCTACACATGACCTCGTGAAAGCGGGTGGCAAGAGGTTGCGCTAACAACCTCCTGCCGTTTTGCCCGTGCATATCGGTCACGAACAAATCTGATTACTAAACACAGTAGCCTGGATTTGTTCTATCAGTAATCGACCTTATTCCTAATTAAATAGAGCAAATCCCCTTATTGGGGGTAAGACATGAAGATGCCAGAAAAACATGACCTGTTAGCCGCCATTCTCGCGGCAAAGGAACAAGGCATCGGGGCAATCCTTGCGTTTGCAATGGCGTACCTTCGCGGCAGATATAATGGCGGTGCGTTTACAAAAACAGTAATCGACGCAACGATGTGCGCCATTATCGCCTGGTTCATTCGTGACCTTCTCGACTTCGCCGGACTAAGTAGCAATCTCGCTTATATAACGAGCGTGTTCATCGGCTATATCGGCACTGACTCGATTGGTTCGCTTATCAAACGCTTCGCTGCTAAAAAAGCCGGAGTAGAAGATGGTGGAAATCAATAATCAACGTAAGGCGTTCCTCGATATGCTGGCGTGGTCGGAGGGAACTGATAACGGACGTCAGAAAACCAGAAATCATGGTTATGACGTCATTGTTGGCGGAGAGCTATTCACTGATTACTCCGATCACCCTCGCAAACTTGTCACGCTAAACCCCAAACTCAAATCAACAGCAGCCGGACGTTACCAGCTTCTTTCCCGTTGGTGGGATGCCTATCGTAAGCAGCTTGGCCTGAAAGACTTCTCTCCGAAAAGCCAGGACGCTGTGGCACTGCAACAGATTAAGGAACGTGGCGCTTTACCGATGATTGATCGCGGTGATATCCGTCAGGCAATCGACCGTTGCAGCAATATCTGGGCTTCACTGCCGGGGGCTGGTTACGGTCAGTTCGAGCATAAGGTTGACAGCCTGATTGCAAAATTCAAAGAAGCTGGCGGAACGGTCAGAGAGATTGAGGTATGAGCAGAGTCACCGCGATTATCTCTGCTCTGGTTATCTGCATCATCGTCTGCCTGTCATGGGCTGTTAATCATTACCGTGATAACGCCATCGCCTACAAAGAACAGCGCGATAAAGCCACATCCATCATCGCTGATATGCAGAAGCGTCAACGTGATGTAGCAGAACTCGACGCAAGATATACAAAGGAACTTGCTGATGCTAACGCGACTATCGAAAGTCTCCGTGCTGATGTTTCTGCTGGTCGTAAGCGCCTGCAAGTCGCCGCCACCTGTGCAAAGTCAACGACCGGAGCCAGCAGCATGGGCGATGGAGAAAGCCCAGGACTTACAGCAGATGCTGAACTCAATTATTACCGTCTCCGAAGTGGAATCGACAAGATAACCGCGCAGGTTAACTACCTGCAGGAATACATCAGGACGCAATGCCTTCGATGATAGCGATAATTTTACTCATCATCCTTCACATCTGGCTCTGTAGACAGGGTGATGATCACTTCTGGAGTGAATCCAGATTAAACATCTCATTGCTGATGCTTGATATTGAGCATCTGGCGCGCGGTAAGGGGCTGCGTTGAGATAAGAGCCAGTCATTACAAATACCAGGATTTAGCCTCGCATTTGCGGGGCTTTTTTACATCTGCAGTAAACCGCGCATCGCAGCGCGTAACAATCCCGAGTCTTTCAGAAAGCTGAGCCTGAGAATTGCCGTATATGGTGGCGACCATCTCGGGGACGGCTTTTCTGTGCGAACAGGCTCATCTTTCTAAAAGGTAAACGCTATGAATAACTTTGTTGAAATTACCTCAAGAATTGGTCGCATGTACCAAGATTTTCTTATAAGTGGAAAGGGGTCTGGCGACATCATAGAGGAAATTGACAAGCTAAGTGCAGAGCTGAGAAGGAATGGGTGTGTTAATTCTATCTTTTTTGAAACTTTGCTAAAGCAAGGCTTCATGTTTGACATGATTAATTACAACAAAGTCGCACCTAGTGCTTCGCAAAAATCATATGTGTACGTTCTGCATGCTGAAGATAGTGGGCTAACAAAAATAGGGTTTAGTCGCAGGGTTAATAAACGAATTTCAGAGATATCTCGCATGAGTGGTGGGAAGCTAAATCTAATTGCAAAGATTCCGGCCGATAGAGAGCTTGAAACCAAATTGCACCAAAAATATTACAACTATAGGTCGCACGGGGAGTGGTTTAGTCTCAATCGTTGTCATTTGAAAGAGCTAAAAGAAATGCCTGGTAACGAACTGAAATAATCCCCGGACTCACCAATTAACGGCAGTACAGCGAAACAACCCAAGCCAGTAAGTGGGGAAATAACACTGGCAGCCACTGAAAGATGAACCTCCTGCCTTATGGCAAAAAAGATTCTTTGTGGTGGCGGACTGATGGAAAGACATCGGTTATTGCAGAGACCATTCAATGAGTGGTCTCGACAATGGCTTATACCCTACACGGGATAACTTAACTGATATCCCTTTTAACGGATAAACGGAGCCAACAATGGCAGAGATTATTCCCATGACTGAAGAACAGAAATTCCAGTTAGAGATTTACAAACTGGTCATGAACCAGAACGCAGCCGCAGAAGAAGCATTTCAATTCATTGGAACTGACGAGCTGAAGCTTGAACTATTCAAAATTCACTTCCAGTCAGGCGGCGCTAATTCGGATATCACGATCCGCACATTTGAAGCGGTGCGTAAATCGAAGGAAGCGTTAGACCTGTTCACTACCGGAGCATAAACATGGCGCGCCCAACAAAGTATCAAGAGGCGTATGCCGAACAGGCACGCAAACTGTGCTTGCTGGGCTACACCGATGCAGAGCTTGCTGATTTCTTCGAAGTCAGTGAGTCAACTATTAACAAGTGGAAGCTTGATTATCCTGAGTTTTCGGAGTCCATAAAAAAGGGTAAGGCCGTCGCTGATGCAGAAGTTAGTGATCGTCTTTATCAACGCGCTATGGGCTTCGTGGCTCCAGATATCGATATTCGTGTTATTGAAAACAGAATTGTCGAAACTCCGCTTGAGAAGTATTACCCGCCTGATACAACCGCTGCCATTTTCTGGCTTAAGAACCGACAGAAGGATAAATGGCGCGACAAGGTTGATCACGAGCTAACAGGCAAAGACGGCGGCGCAATTCAGATTGAAACATCACCGATGAGCACTCTATTCGGAAAATGACCTCGATTAATCCTATCTTTGAACCGTTCATTGAGGCGCATCGCTACAAAGTTGCCAAAGGCGGTCGAGGTAGCGGTAAATCATGGGCAATTGCGAGGCTGCTTGTTGAAGCGGCGCGTCGGCAGCCTGTGCGCATACTCTGCGCTCGTGAACTGCAAAACAGTATCAGCGATTCGGTAATCCGGTTGCTTGAAGATACCATTGAGCGGGAAGGGTATTCGGCTGAGTTTGAAATTCAGCGTTCCATGATTCGTCATCTTGGAACGAATGCTGAATTCATGTTCTACGGCATCAAAAACAACCCGACGAAGATTAAATCGCTCGAAGGCATTGATATCTGCTGGGTGGAAGAAGCGGAAGCGGTAACGAAGGAATCATGGGATATCCTGATACCAACCATCCGCAAGCCATTTTCCGAAATATGGGTGAGCTTCAACCCGAAAAACATCCTCGACGATACCTATCAGCGATTCGTAGTAAACCCTCCCGATGATATTTGTCTGCTGACGGTGAACTACACCGACAACCCGCACTTTCCTGAAGTTCTCCGTCTGGAGATGGAAGAGTGTAAACGCAGAAACCCGACACTGTATCGTCACATCTGGCTTGGTGAGCCAGTAAGCGCAAGTGATATGGCAATCATCAAACGTGAATGGCTTGAAGCTGCAACAGATGCGCACAAGAAACTCGGATGGAAAGCGAAAGGCGCGGTTGTCTCTGCGCATGACCCGTCAGATACAGGGCCAGATGCTAAAGGTTACGCATCGCGTCACGGTTCGGTAGTTAAGCGCATTGCCGAAGGCCTGCTGATGGACATCAACGAGGGTGCTGACTGGGCTACTTCGCTGGCGATTGAAGACGGCGCTGACCATTACCTGTGGGATGGTGATGGTGTTGGTGCCGGGCTACGCAGACAGACAACGGAAGCGTTCTCCGGTAAGAAAATCACCGCCACGATGTTCAAGGGCAGCGAATCGCCATTCGATGAAGATGCACCGTATCAGGCCGGGGCATGGGCTGATGAAGTCGTGCAGGGCGACAACGTTCGCACTATTGGCGATGTATTCCGCAATAAGCGAGCGCAATTCTATTACGCGCTGGCTGACAGGCTGTATCTGACATATCGGGCGGTTGTTCACGGTGAGTATGCAGACCCCGACGACATGCTGAGTTTCGACAAAGAAGCGATAGGCGAGAAGATGCTGGAGAAGCTGTTTGCAGAACTGACGCAGATTCAGCGCAAATTCAATAACAACGGGAAGCTGGAGCTTATGACTAAGGTCGAAATGAAGCAGAAGCTCGGTATTCCATCTCCTAACCTGGCTGATGCGCTGATGATGTGTATGCATTGCCCGGCATTGGTCCGCGAAGAAACTGAAATATACGTTCCCTCATCCTCCGGTTGGTAAACATGGCAGAGACATTAGAGAAAAAACATGAGCGGATCATGCTCAGGTTTGACCGCGCCTATTCTCCACAGCAGGAAGTGCGCGAAAAGTGCATTGAAGCTACGAGGTTTGCTCGTGTCCCCGGAGGTCAATGGGAAGGAGCAACGGCGGCTGGAACTAAGCTTGATGAGCAGTTCGAGAAGTATCCTAAGTTTGAAATCAATAAGGTTGCAACTGAACTTAACCGCATCATTGCAGAATACCGCAATAACAGAATCACCGTTAAGTTTCGTCCTGGTGACAGAGAGGCAAGCGAAGAGTTAGCCAATAAATTAAATGGTCTGTTCCGTGCTGACTACGAAGAAACTGATGGCGGTGAGGCTTGCGATAATGCATTTGACGACGCTGCTACTGGTGGTTTCGGTTGCTTCCGTTTGACGTCGATGCTGGTCAATGAATACGACCCCATGGACGATCGTCAGCGTATTGCTATTGAACCAATATACGACCCGTCGCGCTCTGTGTGGTTTGACCCTGACGCTAAGAAGTACGACAAATCTGACGCGTTGTGGGCGTTCTGTATGTATTCGTTGTCACCTGAAAAATATGAGGCTGAATACGGAAAGAAACCTCCTGCTTCTCTGGATGTAACGTCTATGACCAGTTGGGAATATGACTGGTTTGATGCAGATGTTATTTACATAGCGAAGTATTACGAAGTTCGTAAAGAGTCTGTTGACGTCATCAGTTATCGACATCCAATCACTGGAGAGATTGCAACATACGACAGTGATCAGGTTGAAGATATTGAAGATGAACTGGCAATAGCTGGATTTCAGGAAGTGGCAAGGCGCTCAGTGAAGCGCCGTCGTGTGTATGTATCCGTAGTGGATGGTGATGGTTTCCTTGAGAAACCTCGACGTATTCCTGGTGAGCATATCCCCCTCATCCCGGTTTATGGAAAACGCTGGTTCATTGATGACATTGAGCGTGTCGAAGGACATATTGCAAAAGCAATGGATCCACAGCGTTTGTATAACCTTCAGGTATCAATGCTGGCTGATACTGCAGCGCAAGACCCCGGTCAGATCCCTATAGTTGGCATGGAGCAAATTCGTGGACTTGAGAAGCACTGGGAGGCTCGCAACAAGAAACGCCCAGCGTTCTTGCCGTTGCGCGAAGTGAGAGATAAATCTGGCAATATTATCGCTGGAGCTACCCCGGCAGGATATACACAGCCTGCGGTTATGAATCAGGCATTGGCTGCATTACTACAGCAAACCAGTGCAGATATTCAGGAGGTTACAGGCGGCAGTCAGGCCATGCAGCAGATGCCAAGTAATATTGCTCAGGAAACGGTTAACAACTTGATGAACAGAGCAGATATGGCTTCGTTTATCTATCTGGACAATATGGCGAAAAGTCTTAAACGCGCTGGTGAAGTATGGCTGTCAATGGCTCGTGAAGTGTACGGTTCAGAGCGTGAAGTGCGCATCGTTAACGAAGATGGAAGTGATGATATCGCTGTCCTGAGCGCACAGGTTGTTGACAGGCAAACAGGGGCAGTTGTTGCGTTAAATGACCTTTCTGTCGGTCGATACGATGTGACGGTTGATGTTGGACCAAGCTACACAGCACGACGTGATGCAACGGTTTCTGTACTGACAAATGTCCTTAGCTCTATGCTTCCAACAGACCCAATGCGCCCGGCAATTCAGGGTATTATTCTGGACAATATCGATGGCGAAGGCCTTGATGACTTCAAAGAGTACAACCGAAACCAACTGCTGATATCTGGCATTGCAAAACCACGCAATGAGAAAGAGCAGCAGATTGTTCAACAGGCGCAAATGGCAGCACAAAGCCAGCCAAATCCTGAAATGGTTCTCGCTCAGGCGCAAATGGTAGCAGCGCAGGCAGAAGCGCAAAAAGCAACTAACGAAACTGCTCAAACTCAAATCAAAGCATTTACTGCCCAGCAGGATGCGATGGAGAGTCAGGCAAACACTGTCTATAAACTGGCTCAAGCCAGAAACATCGATGACAAAGCAGTGATGGAGGCAATACGCCTTCTGAAAGATGTCGCCGAGTCACAACAACAGCAATTCCAGTCACCACCACAGTCACCGGCAGACTTAATGCCGAGTTAACCAGGAGTAATCAATGGAAAACGAACTGATCATCGACGGTCAGGTTATTGACCTGTCTGAAACACAGGAAAATGCAGAAGAAACCATCATCCAAACAGAGTCACAGCCTGAGAATGAAAGCCAGGATGACAACGGAAAAGAGATGGCAACTGATCCTGAAAAAACCGAAGAGACACCAGAAGATTACGCCTTGCGTATTGGTGATGAAGAAATTCAGCTTAACGCTGACGATGATGATCACATTGACGGGCAACCTGCACCGCAATGGGTGAAAGATCTTCGCAAAGGCTTCAAAGAAACACAGAAAGAAAACCGTGAGTTGCGCCGCCAGCTTGAGGAAGCATTAGCCAAGCCTGCGGAACATCAGCAACCACAACCAGACGCTATTCCACCAAAACCGACTCTTGAGTCGTGTGATTATGACGAACAGGCGTTTGAACAGGCATTGACTGATTGGCATGAGAAAAAAGGCCGTGTCGAACAGCAGCAGCAACAAAAACTACGTCAGCAACAGGAATACCAACAGCGTTTCCAGCAAAGGGTAGAAGCGCATAAACAACGGGCAGCCAAACTTCCTGTGAAAGATTATCAGGAAATGGAGGCCATTGTTCTTAGTGAGCTACCACCAATTCAGCAGGAAATCATCATTCACTGTGCAGACGAAGGCTCTGAACTACTCGCCTATGGCTTAGGTAAGAGCCAGCAATTACGCCAGCGTGTAGCCGCTGAGACAGATCCAATTCGCGCAGCATTCCTCTTGGGGCAGATTAGCAAACAGGTAAGCCTTGCTCCAAAACCAAAGAAAGCCATCAAGCCAGAGCCGGAAGTACGTGGTGGCGGTGCTGATGCGAAACAAGACGAATTCAACAAATTATGCCCCGGCGCAAAAATCGAATAAGGAAAAGATAAATGCCTAACAATCTCGACAGTAACGTCAGTCAAATCGTTCTGAAAAAATTCCTTCCGGGTTTTATGTCAGATTTAGTTCTGGCGAAAACCGTAGACCGTCAGTTGCTGGCAGGTGAAATCAACTCCAGCACTGGCGATAGCGTTAGCTTTAAACGTCCGCATCAATTCTCATCCCTCCGTACTCCCACTGGTGATATTTCAGGGCAAAATAAAAACAACCTGATCTCAGGTAAAGCTACGGGGCGTGTAGGTAACTACATCACTGTTGCTGTTGAATATCAGCAACTGGAGGAAGCGATCAAGCTTAACCAACTGGAAGAAATTCTCGCGCCGGTTCGCCAGCGAATCGTTACCGACCTTGAAACAGAGCTTGCTCACTTCATGATGAATAACGGTGCGTTGTCACTTGGTAGCCCCAATACTCCAATCACCAAATGGTCTGATGTTGCGCAGACGGCATCTTTCCTGAAAGACCTCGGCGTTAATGAAGGTGAAAACTATGCTGTAATGGATCCATGGTCTGCACAGCGACTTGCTGATGCGCAGACTGGTTTGCACGCTTCAGATCAATTGGTTCGTACTGCATGGGAGAATGCACAGATCCCAACCAATTTTGGCGGCATTCGCGCACTGATGTCTAATGGGCTTGCCTCTCGTACTCAGGGGGCATTTGGCGGAACACTGACAGTCAAAACACAGCCAACTGTTACCTATAACGCAGTTAAAGACTCATACCAGTTCACTGTAACATTGACCGGAGCGACAACCAGCGTTACAGGTTTCCTGAAAGCTGGTGATCAGGTTAAATTCACCAATACCTACTGGCTGCAACAGCAGACCAAACAGGCGTTGTATAACGGAGCCACACCAATTAGCTTCACTGCAACGGTTACTGCTGATGCTGATTCAGACGGCAGTGGCGATGTGACGGTTACGCTTTCTGGTGTTCCGATTTATGACACTACAAACCCGCAGTACAACTCTGTAAGTCGTCAGGTAGCGGCAGGCGATGCCGTATCTGTAGTAGGCACTGCTAGCCAGACAATGAAGCCAAACCTGTTCTATAACAAGTTTTTCTGTGGACTTGGCTCTATCCCACTGCCGAAACTGCACAGTATTGATTCTGCTGTTGCAACATATGAAGGTTTCTCCATCCGCGTACATAAATACGCAGATGGCGATGCCAACGTGCAAAAAATGCGCTTCGACTTACTGCCTGCATATGTGTGCTTTAACCCTCACATGGGCGGTCAGTTCTTCGGTAATCCGTAATAACAAGGGGCTTCCGCCCCTTTTATGTTTTAAGGAAACAATATGGATCGCATGAGTGTATTCCTTGCCGCAGATAACGAATCCGGGCATGTACAGGCCGTTATCGCAGAAAAAGACTTCCAGTTTTTCGAAAAGTTGGGCTTTGTTGCCTCAGTTGATGAATTGAAACCGACCAGTAAGCGAGGTCGTAAGGCGGCAGACAATGGCAACAGTACTGACAAAGGGTGAGATCGTCCTTTTTGCGCTTCGTAAGTTTGCTATTGCTTCTAATGCATCGCTGACTGATGTTGAGCCGCAATCAATTGAAGATGGTGTAAATGATCTGGAAGATATGATGTCCGAGTGGATGATTAACCCCGGCGACATTGGTTACGCTTTCGCAACTGGAGATGAGCAGCCATTACCAGATGATGAGTCAGGTCTTCCAAGAAAATACAAACACGCAGTAGGCTATCAGTTATTGCTGAGAATGCTATCTGATTACAGCCTTGAACCAACTCCGCAAGTTCTCAGTAACGCCCAACGCTCATATGATGCCTTGATGACCGACACTCTGGTTGTTCCTTCAATGCGACGACGTGGAGATTTTCCTGTAGGACAGGGTAATAAATATGACGTGTTCACATCTGACCGATATTATCCAGGCGATCTCCCTCTGATTGATGGCGATATCCCAAACGCATAGGTGAATAAATGCCGATTCAGCAACTTCCGCTTATGAAAGGTGTCGGCAAAGACTTTCGAAACGCCGACTATATCGACTATCTGCCAGTGAATATGTTGGCTACACCCAAAGAAATCCTCAACAGCAGCGGATATCTTCGCTCATTCCCGGGCATTGCCAAACGTTCTGATGTGAACGGCGTATCGCGAGGCGTCGAGTACAACATGGCGCAGAATGCTGTTTATCGCGTGTGTGGTGGCAAGCTGTATAAGGGCGAAAGCGAGGTTGGTGATGTTGCCGGAAGTGGTCGCGTATCAATGGCGCATGGTCGAACATCACAGGCGGTAGGCGTTAATGGTCAACTGGTCGAGTATCGCTATGATGGCACGGTTAAAACCGTCTCAAACTGGCCTACAGACAGTGGATTCACGCAGTATGAGTTAGGTTCAGTTCGCGACATTACTCGCTTACGTGGGCGTTATGCGTGGTCAAAAGACGGAACTGATTCATGGTTTATCACTGACCTTGAAGACGAATCGCACCCTGACCGATACAGTGCACAATATCGCGCAGAATCGCAGCCGGACGGCATCATCGGTATCGGGACATGGCGAGACTTCATCGTCTGCTTTGGTTCATCGACTATTGAATATTTCTCCCTGACTGGCGCAACCACCGTTGGTGCTGCTTTGTATGTCGCACAGCCATCACTGATGGTGCAAAAAGGCATCGCCGGAACCTATTGCAAAACGCCATTCGCTGATTCCTATGCGTTCATCAGCAATCCGGCAACAGGTGCGCCGTCTGTATACATCATCGGTTCCGGGCAGGTGTCACCAATCGCCAGCGCGAGCATTGAGAAAATTCTTCGCTCCTACACTGCTGATGAACTGGCTGATGGTGTGATGGAGTCTCTGCGATTTGATGCGCATGAGCTGCTGATTATCCATCTTCCGCGCCATGTCCTCGTATACGACGCATCTTCAAGCGCCAATGCTCCGCAATGGTGTGTACTGAAAACAGGTCTGTATGACGATGTGTACCGCGCTATCGACTTCATTTACGAAGGCAATCAGATAACGTGCGGCGATAAGCTGGAGTCCGTGACCGGGAAATTGCAATTCGACATCAGCAGCCAGTACGACAAGCAACAGGAGCATCTGCTGTTTACTCCTCTGTTCAAAGCGGATAACGCCAGAGTTTTCGACCTTGAAGTTGAATCTTCAACTGGCGTTGCGCAGTACGCCGACCGCCTTTTTCTCTCTGCAACCACTGACGGCATCAATTACGGTCGTGAGCAGATGATTGAGCAGAATGAACCGTTTGTTTACGACAAACGCGTTTTGTGGAAGCGAGTCGGGCGCATCAGGAAAAATGTCGGCTTCAAATTGCGCGTTATCACGAAGTCACCTGTCACTCTGTCTGGCTGCCAGATAAGGATCGAGTAATGGCTGATTCGAATCTCAACACCCCTGTTATTGTGCAGGCGACGCGGCTCGATACATCAATCCTTCCACGCAATATATTCAGCCAGTCTTACCTGCTGTATGTCATTAATCAGGGGGCTGATGTCGGCGCAATTGCCGGGAAAGCAAATCAGGCTGGTCAGGGCGCTTACGATGCTCAGGTGAAAAACGATGAACAGGATGTCGAACTGGCTGACCACGATGCAAGAATCACCGCAAACACAAAAGCGATAAATCTCCTTGAGGTCAGGTTAACAACCGCCGAAGGGAAGATAGTTGTACTGCGTAGCGATGTTGATTACTTGCTGGATGAGGTTATCGATATTCAGGCGCATCTGGTCACTGTTGACCAAAGACTGGATGGCGTAGAAAGCGATATATCTGACATTAAGAGTGATTACGTATCGAAAACCGTAACAGAATCGCAGTCTCTTGCGTCACCGCTGGATGTAAAAACATCATATTCAGTTGATGGAATTCAGGTCGTTGGAGCAAGGCAGACCGGATGGACAGCGGCCACAGGCACACCACTTCTTGGCTCATTCAACGCTAACCAGTCATACACGGTCGGCACTACGTACACACAATCCGAAGTCGCAGCTATCGCTACAGGTTTGGAGCAGGCGCGGCAGCGTATTCTGGCGCTTGAAACAGCACTTAGATTACATGGGCTGATTGACTGATGATTACATTCAAACCAACGCGAAACATCGACCTGATCGAAGCAGTAGGAAATCACCCTGACATCATCGCCGGGAGCAACAACGGTGATGGATACGACTACAAACCTGATTGCCGTTACTTTGAGGTGAACGTGCACGGTCAGTTTGGCGGCATTGTTTACTATCAGGAGATTCAGCCGCTTACATTCGATTGCCACGCCATGTACCTGCCAGAGATTCGCGGCTTCAGCAAGGAAATAGGGCTGGCGTTCTGGCGATACATTCTGACTAACACCACCGTTCAGTGCGTCACATCGTTCGCCGCACGCAAATTCCGCCACGGTCAGATGTACTGCGCAATGATTGGCCTTAAGCGTGTAGGAACCATCAAGAAATACTTCAAAGGCGTGGATGACGTGACTTTTTACAGCGCCACACGCGAAGAACTAATCGACTTCCTGAATCACGGGAGATAGCCATGTTATATGCATTTAAGCTGGGCAGAAAACTGCGCGGCGAGGAACCTTATTGCCCTGAAAAAGGCGGGAAAGGTGGCAGTTCTGATAAAAGTGCAAAGTATGCCGCAGAAGCTCAGAAGTATGCCGCAGACCTGCAAAATAAGCAGTTCAACACCATCATGAACAACCTGAAGCCGTTTACTCCTCTGGCTGATAAGTATCTCGGCAGCCTCGAGAACTTATCGTCTCTGGAAGGGCAAGGTCAGGCGCTTAACCAGTATTACAACTCTCAGCAGTATAAAGATCTTGCTGGTCAGGCTCGCTATCAGAGTCTGGCGGCAGCGGAAGCAACAGGTGGATTGGGTTCCACCGCAACCAGTAATCAGTTAGCAACAATCGCACCAACGCTTGGTCAGCAATGGCTATCTGGACAAATGAACAATTACAACAACCTGGCAAATATCGGTCTTGGCGCTCTTCAGGGACAGGCAAACGCCGGGCAAACATATGCCAACAACATGAGTCAGATTTCGCAGCAAAGCGCAGCACTGGCGGCGGCAAACGCCAACCGACCGTCAGCATTGCAGCAGGGTGTTAGTGGTGCTGCATCCGGTGCGCTTTTGGGTGGTGGCATAGCCAGTGCTCTCGAGCTATCAACTCCGTGGGGGGCTGGTATTGGTGCTGGTCTTGGTCTGCTTGGTTCACTGTTTTAAGGGTTAATCAATGGCTACGTGGCAACAGGGTATTAATTCTGGTGGTTTTCTGGCTGGCATTGGTACGCAAAATGAGAATGCACCAAAGGCAAGCGACATTAACGCAACGCTTGGTCTGATTCGCGAAAACAATGAACTGGCTCGATCAGGTGCAAATAACGTTGGTCTGACCGCGTTACGTGGTCTGGCTGGAGTTGCTGATATTTATAAGCAGGAACAGCAACAGAAAGCGATTAGTGCGTTCAATAAGGTTCACGCTGATGCATGGGCTTCTGGTGATCCATCGGGACTATTTAAGTTTGCCCAGGAAAATCCAGCGTTTGTTGCACAGGCACAACAGGCATTTTCCGGTCTTAATGAGCAGCAACGCAACGATATGGGCGATTTAGCCATGAGGGCTAACGTCGCTCTTTCTCAGGGACCGGAAGCCTACAGTAAATTCATTACTGATAACAAGGACAGGTTAAATCGCGTGGGGGCGAATGCTGACTGGATGATTCAGACAGGTATTCAGAATCCAGAGCAGCTATCACACATGCTGACTACTATGTCTCTCGGTGCACTTGGGCCAGAAAAGGCGTTTGCTGTTCAGGACAAGATAGCTGGTCGTGAAATTGAGAAAGGGCGATTGGATGAAAGCATCCGTCAGGCTGACATGGAGAACGAGAGAGGATGGGCAAATATCCAGAACGCTCAACTAGACAGGGCTCAGCGGGCACAAATGCACTCAGATGAGATGGGATTGAAGCTAATGGAGCTGGGGCAAAAAGGTAAGCCGTCAGCAGAATTAATTAAGGGATTAAATTCTGACATTACCAATTTTGGTAAAAATTATAACTCTGTCAGAGCGGCGGCAAACTCTCTGCAAGCCCTTAGCAAGGTAAATACTGGCGCTGCCCAACTTGGGATTATCTTTAATTACATGAAGTCTCTCGACCCTCAGTCAGTTGTTCGCGAAGGTGAACAGGTTCAGGTTATGCGCTCTGATGGCATATGGGGGCAGATAAAAGGATATGTAGACCAGCTTAATGCAGGGAATGGCTTGTCACAGGAAGCGAGGGATAACATTGTTAACGCAGCAAAAATTAACGCCAACGCTATGGGGCAGCAGTTTAACCAGCAGGTAGACGAATATCTGGATACGTATGGAGATACTATTCCTCAGGGGCTGAAAAAAAGCTTAGGGAGAAGGAAGGCCAAGCTATTTGACGATGTCCCAGCGCAGCCTACACCACAAGGTGGTAATGGGCAGACAAAAGCTGCGCCAAGTGGGATATCAGAAGGCGCGACGGCAACGAACCCTAAAACTGGTCAGAAACTCATTTACAGGAACGGACAATGGCAACCGATGTAGGTTTACCCGAAGGCTTTGTTCTCGATAATCAGCCTGATAACTCACAGCTTCCTGATGGCTTTGTGCTTGATGCCCAACCAGAACAGCAGCAATCTCCTTTGGTTTCACCAGAGGAAAATTCCAGACAGGAAAATGTTGTTAATAATGCTAACGGCTTCGACCGTTTTATGTATGGCGTTCTCAGTGGATTGATGGATGTTGGTAAAGGTGTTGGCCTGTTTCAGGATATGACACCAGAAGAGCAAGCCGCAATTCAGTCTCTACAGCAGAAGTTAGCGGCAAAACCATCAACCGCACAAGATGTTGGTGAGTTTGTTGGACAAGCCGCGCCATTTGTTAGTGGTGGTGGGATTATTTCTCAGGTTCCGAAAGGGGCGGCAAGGCTGGCTGCCGCCGCAGGGCTTGGTGCTGGAGAAGGGGCTATTGTAGCCAATGGAACAAATAGCGATGTTGCTTCCGGCGCTGCTATTGGCGCTGTGGCTGGCCCTGTAGCCGAGATTGTTGGTCCAGCGCTTGGGAAGATTGCAGGAAAAATTAAAAATAGTGCCGGGGATATTTATCGCTCATCCGTAGGGATGGGGAGTAAATCATCTAAAGCAACGTTAAAGAAAGCTGCTGGCGCAATGGATAATAAATTTATTGGCGGGCAACGAGCTATTCAAGGTTTCGCCGATGAAGTTAATCCTGATTTTAACGCGATAAATGCCATCCGTGAGCTAGAACTGGAAAATTATGCCACTCCAGGAATGATCTCTAATAATCCTGCTGTCAGGGCTCTTGATAATGCAGTGGCAAGTCTTCCTGGAACAGAGATTAGTGAGGCGCATAAGCGCTTTATTACTGAATTAGGAAGAAAAGCTGATGAAATGATAACTTCATTTGGGGGAAACCTTGATAAGCAACTGGTTTCTGACAGGCTTGCAGATAATTTTGATAAAACCATTTCATCATTACAAAATCAGTCAGATAACATCTACAACAAAATTGCCGAAAAGGTTCCAGTAAGAGACCGTATTGAGGCAACCAATACATTGAATTTTTTAGAGGATTTTGCTGATGACATAGGTGGAATTGATGAATTATCTCCAATAATGAAGCGGACATTGAACCGACTTGATCCAAACACCTTGCCAACGTATGGGCGTTTAGATCTCGCCAGAAAGCAGGTTGGGCAAGCTATTGGCAAAGGCTCTGGCCCATTCAAGGATGAAGAAACAGGTGTTCTTAAAAAGTTATATGCAGCTATAACAGATGACCAACAGGCTGTCGCAGAAAAATATGGCGCAGGGGAGTTATGGACGCTTGGTAAGGAGTTGGTAAAAAAACGAAAATCCATTGAAGATGATGCCGTAACCGTTTTGGGTAGAAAACTTCAGCAATCAGCAATTCCAAAAGTTGAAAGTGCCGTTGTTAATATGGCAAAAGGAAACGGTGGTGACTTTAGGCAATTAATGAAGTCAATTCCAAAGGATATGCGGCAGGAAGTTGTGCTCACCTCAATGAATAAAGCATTTACCAGCTATGCTAAATCACCAGGTCAGCAATTAGGGGTTGATGGATTTGTAAAATGGTATAACGGAATATCACGCAATGGGGCCAATATGAAGACTCTCCGTGATGCTATTGGCACAGATGCATCAAAGCGCCTTGATACGATTTATCAAGCAGCCAAGGCTATGAATAGACTCAATACTGGTAAGCAGTATGCTAGCAGCCTTGTGGATCAGCAAGTTAATAACTTTCTGAAGGAAAAGGGTAGTCTAGCAAAAATTTATGGAATAGCCTCAAAAGCTGCTGCGGCGGAAGGTATTACAAGCTTATCTGGTCTTCCTGGTGTAGGTGCAACAGGGGTGATAACGTCCGCATTGATGTCAGGGAAAACAAGCAGGATAAAGGCTGCTGATGCTCTACTGTCTTCTCCTGAGTTTAAATCAATGCTATTTCGCCTGCAAAACGCACCAGTAGACAGAGCAGAAGTGAGACGCGCAATAGAAAGGAAACTGATGCAATCTGGGGCATTTAAGAGATGGGAGAAAACCCTATCAACAGATGAAGCAAAAACCATTGCCCGCACGGGGATTATTACATGGCTCGCTAGTGACAGTTAGTCAACTTTGGTTATTTTGCCTTCTTTTTCTTGATGAACTTTGCATCCATCATCTTTTGATAGCCAAACTAAAAACTTTAAAACCTTAAACACAAGTACGGATACTGTAATGAAAGCACCAATTGCAATTATTGCTAGTGAAATTATTTGCATTGGTGCTTTTAATGCAGGGAAAATAGCGTAAATGATCGCGAAAACAGTAATTATGAGGAACCATCGCTTCACACCAACCTCCTTAGTTTTGAGCAGGATACCATGAAAAAAGTTAACATTGGAAACGTACCAAAGATGCTCGTTCCGCTCTTTGAGAGCGGTACAATTGTGTTTTGTAGAGACTTTCCAGAATGGCAACGCCTGCATCAAAAACTTGGTGTGGACGTGCAGGACTCGGATGCCAACGGAGCGTCTCATACAATGAGCAGCGAGAATGGTGTTTTGCATGTGATAGGCGTGTTCAATGGCAAACTATCTACTATTGCCCATGAGTGCGCTCACATGGCATTCGATATCTGCTCAAGGGTCGGTGTTGATGTTGAACCAGGAAGAGCCAATGAGACTTACTGCTACTTAATGAGCAGGCTTGTTGAGTTCTGCGAGCGACATATCAAAAAGCCGGAGTGACCCGGCTTGATTATTACTTTTTGCTGTCTGGAGTTCGCTTATCCAATACCCAGCCATGACCTGGCTTTGTTGTTGGCGGAAGCCTTTCGTTGTCCTTGACGGTGGCAAAATTGTCTTTCTTACCGCCGCGTGGGCCAACTTCTTGGTATATTCCGCCGTTTTTTCCTGTGTTTTCACCTGGTTTTTTCGCCATGATATACCTCAACATACACCCGTTATTGGGCGATTAAATATTGATCTCATTTTATGAGTAGTCAATATGGTCCAAAAAAGGCAAAAATTAACCCACCGTCAGGTGGGTTTTTTGTTGTCATCACCAAGATATTTCTGCTTATATTCCTCTGAAAGAGGAATTGATCTTTCAACCATGCTAATAAGTTTATCTACTTGTTTTTTCTGTTTTTCTATGATTTCTAAAAGTTGAGGTATAAGTTTTTCATGCTCGATTTTATCATATTTTCTGTTTATCGCATCTAGTTGTTCTTTAAACTGCTGAACGATAGGACCATCCTCCGGCCCAAAATCACGACAAACACGAATCGCCAACTCAAGCAGAGTGACAATCTCAGCATTCATAGAACGATTATTTTGTTTTGATGACGCTTCAATTATTTTTTTTAATTCAACAGGAAGCCTAATCCGAAGTTGAGGGTCTTCTCTACTCATACCATTAGTCCAAACAGGAAAAATTCACAATAAGTAAATTATGCCCCACGGTGGGGTTGACTTCAATGACGCACGGTGTGACAATTTCAATTGCCCCACAGTGGGGCTATTTAAGGAGTGGAGATGGAAAAAGCAAAAGACATGTATCAACGCAAGGTTCGTTTCCCAGAGGATGTAAGGAAGGCGATTGAAAGAAATGGAGAAAAAGAGTGTCGACAGTTCAACACGGAACTTATTTATCAATTGAGAAAAGTGTACGGACTGATTGGAGAGAAGAATGCTAGGACATAAAAATAGTGAAGCCCGGCAGTGCGCGAACACAAACCGGGCCTCTATGTCAGTAACCGTATGCAAGGAAACTAACATGAATATTGTAGCAAAATCAGATTACAACTTCCACGGAGTTGAGTTGGTGCCCACCCGTGATATGCATGGTGTTTGGTTTACATCATCTAATATTGCATCTGCACTTAAATACGCAAATAGTCGTGCAGTAACAATGATTTATAACAAGTATAGCGATGAGTTTAGCGCCGGAATGACTCAGGTACTCGAAGTGAGTACCTCAGGAAATTATCGCAAAAAAGTGCGAGTTTTCTCACTACGCGGTGCCCACCTAATCGCGATGTTTGCTCGCACTCCGGTAGCCAAAGAGTTCCGCCGCTGGGTGCTGGATATTTTGGATCGGCAGGCAGAATGCTCACCGATTGCAAAACAGTTTACTGACGAAGAACTGGTTAATCTCTGCTACTTACAATTGTGGATGGAGAAGAGTCAACAAATGTGCAAACACATCTACCCAGGAATGAAGCAAATTTGTTCTGAGCTTTCAGGAAGGATTTACGATATCGCATATGAGACTCGCTATATGTCAGAAGAAACCAAGAAATCACTTCTTCGTGAAATGAAGAATCTTGATACCAACAATTTTGTCGTAAAGAACGCTCAGCCAATGCTGGCAAAACTGCGCGGCGAGGAATGGATTCATTGATTGGTGCGCCGGACGGCGCAAAAAGAAAACCGCCAGTGTGCTGCTGGCGGCCTATGTCACACCCTTACTACCACATAAGGAATGCCTAATGACTTTTAAGAATGTAGCAAACATCGGATCCGTTGTCACGGATAAAACCATTGACAGCCAGCGCCTGCTTGAGATGGTAAATCAGGCTCGTAGACAGTGCGGTGAGCCGGAGGTTCGTAATAACAAATTCATCGAGAAAATTGAAGATGAATTGGATGGAGAGCACTACACAAAAAGTGTAGTGCAAAAAGCGAACAAAACTTCGATGGTTATCATTGAGATGTCAATCAAGCAAGCATTGCGAGTTGCCGCTCGCGAGTCAAAAGCCGTTCGCCGCTCACTGGTAGACCAACTTGAAAGTATGCAAGAAGCGCACATTAAAAGCGGTAAATCAGCGAGTGGACTTGTTGAGTATCGTCAAGCGCGAACATTGAAAATGACGGTTGAAGCTGTTACCAATCTGTTCGATCTGATGCCAAATCTTGCGCCTGAGGCAAAGCAGACAGCGGCAGCAAGTATAATCAACCCGCTTGTTGGTTTTAATGCAATACCTCTTCCGGCAATAGAAGAGCATTACTACTCAGCAGGGGAGGTTGCAGAGCAGCTTGGAGTAACGGCCAACAAGATTGGTCGCATTGCTAACGCAAACAACCTCAAAACTGAGCAGTACGGGAAGTTCTTCCTGGATAAATCGGCGCATTCCAGCAAACAGGTAGAGGCGTTCCGTTACAATTCTGAAGGCGTTAAAGCACTACAACACCTGCTACATGGCTCAAATGTGGCGTAACATTTTATAATGAAAACTAAACCCGCTTAATCGCGGGTTTTTTCTTTCCTTAGAATTTCAGCCGCAACTTCTTTTACTCGTTCCGAGATTAATGAGGCCAGCCTCTCTTCTTCATCACGATACCCGCTTACAGGTGATGGTTTGGAGAGTGATTCTTCCATCGTAGCCACAATTTCGGAATTGATAGACCTGTTATTCATTTTTGCACGCTGCTTAATCTTAGCGTGCAACTCGTGTGTAAGCCTCAAGTGGAACTGCGCCTCATCGTATTTGCTGTACATCATCAATGCCTCACCAAATGGGTGGAATGGCATCGTAAAACCTACTGTACAAATCAACAATCGTACCGTTTCGGTATGTAATAAATGCCAACCGTAGCCATGCTGCGGCGATTCCTTGTATCTGGAGCAAATTAAATGACAGACATTACAGCCAATGTTGTAGTGAGTATGCCTTCGCAACTCTTCACTATGGCGCGTTCTTTTAAAGCCGTAGCTAATGGCAAAATTTATATCGGTAAAATTGACACTGACCCGGTAAATCCTGAAAACCAGATTCAGGTCTATGTTGAGAACGAAGATGGTTCTCACGTTCCTGTTTCGCAACCAATCATCATTAACGCCGCTGGATATCCGGTATATAACGGACAGATTGCCAAGTTCGTAACCGTGCAAGGCCATTCTATGGCTGTTTATGATGCGTATGGTACACAGCAGTTCTATTTTCCGAATGTGCTGAAGTATGATCCTGATCAGTTACGGCAGCAATTAGAAGACCCAGATGGAGCGAATAAATACCCAAAACTTCAGATAGCAAGATGGAGAGACAGTTATGATGTAAGAGGTTGGGGGGCTATTGGTGATGGTGTTCATGATGATACATCAGCTCTATCAGAATTACTTTCTGTTGCAACAGGTGGTGAAAAGATAGATGGGCGAGGGCTTACTTTTAAAGTATCAACTCTTCCAGATGTCAGTCGATTTAAAAATGCTCGTTTTTTATTTGAGAGAATACCGGGTCAGCCTCTTTTTTATGCTTCTGAAGATTTTATCCAGGGAGAGTTATTTAAAATTACAGATACACCGTGGTACAACGCCTGGACGCAGGATAAAACGTTTGTATATGACAATGTCATCTATGCGCCTTTTATGGCTGGAGACCGCCATGGTGTAAATAACCTCCATGTTGCATGGGTTCGCTCAGGAGATGACGGGAAGACCTGGACAACGCCGGAATGGCTTACAGATTTACATGAAAACTATCCCACAGTTAACTATCACTGCATGAGTATGGGGGTTGTCAGAAATCGCCTTTTTGCTGTAATTGAGACGCGGACCGTGAGCGGAAATAAACTGCAGGTTGCAGAGTTGTGGGATCGCCCAATGAGTCGCAGCCTTCGCGTTTATGGTGGTATAACGAAAGCAGCAAATCAGCAAGTCGCTTATATTCGCATTACTGATCACGGATTATTTGCTGGTGATTTTGTCAACTTCTCAAACTCTGGTGTTACAGGTGTTACCGGGAATATGACGGTGACTACTGTTATTGATAAAAATACTTTTACAGTTACGACGCAAAATACCCAGGATGTGGATCAGAATAACGAGGGTAGATACTGGAGTTTTGGTACATCATTTCACTCGTCACCATGGAGAAAAACCAGTCTTGGAACTATTCCTTCTTTTGTTGACGGAAGCACTCCTGTTACTGAGATTCACAGTTTTGCGACGATTAGCGATAACAGTTTTGCTGTTGGCTACCATAATGGTGATATTGGCCCACGCGAGCTTGGGATACTCTATTTCTCTGATGCTTTCGGTTCTCCTGGTAGCTTTGTTCGCAGACGCATACCTGCAGAATATGAGGCGAATGCATCTGAGCCATGTGTAAAATATTATGATGGCATTCTGTATCTGACGACCAGGGGGACATTAAGTACTCAACCCGGTAGTTCATTGCACAGAAGCTCTGATTTAGGTACATCATGGAATTCTCTTCGCTTCCCAAATAATGTTCATCACTCAAACCTTCCTTTTGCCAAAGTTGGCGATGAGCTGATTATTTTTGGCAGTGAGCGCGCATTTGGTGAGTGGGAAGGAGGAGAACCTGATAACCGTTATGCAGGAAATTATCCAAGAACATTTATGACCAGAGTTAACGTCAATGAGTGGAGTCTGGATAATGTAGAGTGGGTTAATGTTACTGATCAGATTTATCAGGGCGGAATAGTTAACTCTGCGGTTGGTGTTGGTTCAGTTTGTATCAAAGACAACTGGCTGTACTACATTTTCGGTGGGGAAGACTTTCTAAACCCATGGAGCATAGGGGATAACAACAGAAAATATCCTTATGTTCACGATGGTCACCCGGCTGATTTGTATTGTTTCAGGGTGAAAATTAAACAGGAAGAATTTGTTTCAAGGGATTTTGTCTACGGAGCCACTCCTAACAGAACGCTTCCTACTTTTATGTCGACGTCAGGCGTGAGGACGGTTCCTGTACCCGTTGATTTCACAGATGATGTTGCCGTCCAGTCACTGACTGTCCATGCAGGTACATCAGGACAAGTTCGCGCGGAAGTCAAACTTGAGGGTAATTACGCCATTATTGCGAAGAAAGTACCGTCTGATGATGTTACCGCTCAGAGATTAATCGTTAGCGGCGGTGAAACAACGTCTTCAGCAGATGGTGCAATGATAACGTTGCATGGTTCCGGAAGCAGTACTCCACGTCGCGCGGTATATAACGCACTCGAACATCTTTTTGAGAACGGAGATGTTAAACCTTATCTTGATAATGTAAATGCTCTTGGTGGTCCGGGAAACAGGTTCTCGACAGTTTATCTTGGCTCCAATCCTGTGGTTACCAGTGACGGAACATTAAAGACAGAGCCGGTCTCTCCTGACGAAGAATTGCTGGATGCCTGGGGTGACGTCAGGTATATCGCTTATAAATGGCTGAACGCTGTCGCTATAAAGGGGGAAGAAGGGGCGAGGATACATCATGGTGTAATCGCGCAGCAACTTCGTGATGTTCTTATTTCTCACGGACTCATGGAAGAAGAAAGCACAACATGCCGCTATGCCTTTCTTTGCTATGACGATTATCCCGCAGTATATGATGACGTCATTACTGGCCAAAGGGAAATGCCGCTGACTGATAATGACGGGAGCATCATTGTTGATGAGGATGATAATCCAGTGATGGTAATGGAAGACATCATTGAGCGCGTTGAAATAACGCCAGCAGGATCTAGATGGGGGGTCAGACCTGATCTCTTATTCTATATCGAGGCGGCATGGCAGCGCAGAGAAATAGAAAGAATAAAAGCTAGGTTAGACTTAATAGAAGGGAAGCACTAAATGTTTCGTTGGCGTCAAAAATATGAACTGCTCACATAAAGAAGTAAGTACATTGGCAAAAAACATTGACGTCAACGAAATTAAATATAAAAATTTAAATGCTTTTTAATGACAAGAAAAGTAACTAGTGGTAAAATAACGTAGGATACTAATATGTCAAGACTCAAGACTCAAGA